GCATCTACTCGGCAGGCATCGGAAAAAAGGAGCTAGGCGAGCCGATTACGTTTGCCGGAATCCAGAGCATCGCCAAGCGCGCGAAAGACCTCGGCAAGATTGATTTGGTTATCATCGACGAGGCGCATCTCGTTTCGCACAAGGGCGAAGGAAACTACCGGGAGTTTCTTGACGTACTCATCAAGAGCAATCCAGCGATGCGTATTATCGGACTAACGGCAACGCCCTACCGGCTGGGGCACGGGCTCATCACCGACGCGCCAGCGCTTTTCCACGCGCTCATCGAGCCTGTGTCTATTGAGCAGCTCGTGGCAAAGGGCCACCTTGCACCGCTGCGCAGCAAGGTCACGAGCGAAAAGCTGTCGGTCGAAGGCGTTCACCGCCGAGGCGGAGAATTCATCGAATCCGAGCTTCAGCGCGCCGTTGACAAGGCGGACAAAAACGCCGCTGTCGTGCGCGAGGTTATTGCTCTTGCGGGCGAGCGTCGCTCCTGGCTGTTTTTCTGCTGCGGTGTTGAGCACGCGCATCACGTTTGCGACGCGCTAACGGCGCAAGGCATCGCTTCGGCGTGCGTAACGGGCGAGACGCCGAAGGCGGAGCGCGAACGTGTCCTAGCGGCGTTTAAGCGCGGGGAGATTCGCGCATTGACGAACGCAAACGTTCTCACAACCGGATTCGATGCGCCTAACATCGACCTTATCGCCATGATGCGCCCCACGTTGTCACCAGGGCTTTACGTCCAGATGGCCGGCAGAGGCTTCCGCCCCAAGGCGCACGTCGCTGATTGCCTCGTGCTTGACTTCGCGGGCGTGGTTGCGACGCATGGCCCGATTACCGACGTTCGACCGCCGCGCAAGGCCGGCAGCGGTTCCGGCGAAGCGCCGGTAAAGGTGTGCCCGACCTGCGGGGAGCTGTGCGCAACAAGCGCGCGCGAATGCTCCGCCTGCGGCGAGCTTTTTCCAGAGCCAAAAGCCGCGGCAATGACTCTTCACGACGACGATATTATGGGCGACGACCGCTCAAGTCTAACCGTTCTGCAATGGCGCTGGATGAAGCATCTATCGCAATCGAGCGGGAAAGAGATGTTGCGGGTCCGCTATTACGGCGAGCTTGGCGAAATGCCGCTTGACGAGTATTTTTGCATTCAGCACGACGGCTATGCGGGTGAAAAGGCGCGGCGCGAGCTAGCAAGGATTGCGAATCAGGCGGGATTGACACCCGGATGGGATATTTCAGGCGATTTGACCGACCTAGCGATGAGATTCAACGAGCATGATAACGTGCCGAATCTTGTAAAGTACAAGATGGAAGGCAAATTCCCAAGGATAACAAGCCGAATATGGTCAGAGTAATAGATCCGGAACGGATTCCCACCGAGCACGAAGAGCAAAGGGAAGTCGTTCGATGGTTCCGAACACGGTACGAAGGCGTCCGAATCTTCGCGATTCCGAATGGAGGCGCACGCGGCAAGGCGCAAGGCGGAAGGCTCAAGGCCGAAGGCGTCTCCCCTGGAGTGCCCGATTTATGCATTCCCTCTTGGAATTGCTGGGTAGAAATGAAGCGAGCCAAGGGCGGGTCAGTCTCATCGGAGCAAAAAGACTGGCATCGTTACCTAGTCTCGGTCGGTCACACGGTGCTGATTTGCCGAGGGTTTTCCGACGCTACAAAGCAAATCGTTAACCTCGCTGCGCAATTTGCTTGCGCTAGTGGTTCTTCTTGTTTATAACGCTTGTTCAGCAGGGGAAACATCATGCAAATCAAATTCGGATTCTCGGAAGACATGACCCGCTCGGAATGCCGAGCGTGGTTGGACTATTGGGCGGAAATTGCCAATTCGGAAGACGGCTGGGACCAGCTCGCTGCGATTCGTACGCTGCACGAGTTGGTTGAAGAGTACAATTATAGGTATGTCATCCCAGCGTCGGAGGATTGCGGTGGAGCTTAATATTGGCGACCGCTTCGGGCGTCTCCTCGTCACCAGGACGAGCCCGCTCGTCGCGCTCTGCGACTGCGGCCAGCTCGTAACGAACCGAAAGGCTTATCATTTGAGCCACAACCGCCTGCGCTCTTGCGGCTGTCTCAAGCGAGAGCGCATCGCAGTGCCTCACGAGTCGGCGACGTGGCGGGGCATCGTCTGCCTGAACCCGGCGGACAAGGTGAGGTATCAGCGCTTTGCGGTCACGTGCAAGCGATGCAATCAGCCGAGCGAAGTCGGCTACCCGGCGCTCGTCACCCGTAAGCAGCCGCTTCACGGCTGCGCACGTTGCGCCGTAGCGCATCGAAAGAGTCGCTGGGCAATACCAGCAGAAGACGCCGATAAGGCACGTAGAGCAGCAGCGAAGGCTGTTGCGGGAGATGAGGCATGAGAAAGATTTACTTCGTTCGCGTAATCTCGGAGGCATACGTCCGCGCCGACTCAGAAGCGGAAGCGCGCGAAATCGCCAACGGGCTCTGCAACGAAAAGGGCGTTGACGCGGTTCGACCGCCGCAGACCATTATCGGCGTATTCGAGCGCCACGCGCTCGATGGGAGTGAAAAGCCATGAACGAGCACCGATTCGCGCTCCTACTCGCAGCAGAGAGCGAGCGAGCCCTCACCGCCGAGGAGCGGCTAGAGCAGATGACCCGCGAGCGCGACGAAGCGCGCGCCGACCTTGCCTTCATCCTCGCCGAGTACGCCAACGAGCGAAACGAGGAACTGACCGAAGACGCGCTGTGCCTCAAGATCGCCGGGCTCACGCACCAGCGCGACGAAGCGCGCGCGCAGCTCGCAGCCATCGACACCGGCGCACCCTGCGACGGGCACCGCCACTGCTGCGCGGACCGGCGTAAGCTCGCAGAGGAGCTTTTACGGGTCAGAGCGGAGCGCGACGCGCTGCGCTCATCGCTGGCTAGGAAGATCCGCCACTGTGAAGAGATCACGGAAGAGCGCGACGCGCCGAAGGAGAAGCCATGCGCCTAGCAAATAACCTCGTCGGGAGACGCTTCGGGAGACTGCTCGTTGTCATTGCGGCAAGCAATCCCGCTGGGCGTCTGCGCTGGGATTGCCTATGCGATTGCGGGACAAGGCATCTTGTTGCGCCGCGCGACCTCGTGCAAGCTCGTGTGAAATCTTGCGGGTGTCTTCGCAAGGATAATTGTGCAAAAATGGGAAGGGAAAAACATGGAACCGCAATCTAGTTTTGTAGAATGGCGCTGCGCGGTGTGCAATCGCGTGGAAAAGACCGAGACTTTCGGTGTACCGATGAGCACGCTATGGCCTAAGGGCTGGCGGCAAATGCGCGATCGTTTCGATCGCGTCGAATGCGTCTCTTGCGCAAACAAGGCAAACCCATGAGCGATTCAATCAAGCGTACCTTGCCCGGCGGCAAAGTCGTCACGTCTCTCAGCGCATTCGCCGAAGGGTGGAGACTCGCCATGGTGCCTATTCTCAGCGCAAGCGGCTGGAAGCTGCATAGCTTTTCGAGCGATGGCGTGAAGCTCGTCTCGCCTGACTCGAAAAAGACGCAGGTGCTATCCCGTGATTTTGTTGAGGCAATCGCTTCGATGCTGGAAACAAATTGACAGGATTGTTGACCGTAACGATTCTCGCGCGTAAGGTCACGGCATGATCAAAATCGGCGGACGGGCGGCAACGCTCAAGGAAATCCAAGAATTCTTGGCGCATATTGAGACGAACGGAGGAAGCCGCGAGACGGCGGATCTTCTTCGTGCGTGCCTGCGAATGCGCGGTGTGTCGTGAGTGCCGACGAGCTTGCGATTTACGCAAGCTGGATAGGGCTCGCAATCGTCGGGATTCTCTCGATGGTTCCTTTTGTTTTCATGGGATAATTATTATGGCATCTTCAAAAATCATGGTCGCAGGTCGCAACGGGGCCGTGCGCCCCGAACTCATCGAGGCGCTTGCCGCTGCCATCGGCGACGGCGCACGCAGCCGCAACGAGCTGGTCGAAGCGCTCCAGCGCGACGGGCACCCCTTGGCACGCTCGTCGGTTTCGCTCTTGATTCGGTTCGCTGTCCGCTCCGGACGAATCCGGATGCAGGGCGCGACCAAGGGCGCGCGCTACGTTGCCGGCACGGCGAAACCGCTCATCACGGCGGAAGCCAAAGCCGCGGAATAACTAAACCATTGCATCTTCCGGCGTGGCGTGCCACGCTGGAGACTTCCGCATACTGCGGAACTTGAGCGCCCGCGCTGCCCCAAGTACCAGCGCGGGCGCTCTTGTTTAACGCATCATGAGGCGGAACGCCCATCGCAGGAGTCGCATCCACCAGGGAAGCGCGACGACCGGCAGCGGTTGACCAACCCGAGGGAGCGAGACGGTCATTGCAGGAGGAGGCACGACGGGCGGCGCTGGCGGCTCGTGACGCTCGTTCTCAGCGTCAACCGGGGGCAACGATGCGGCCATCGTTAGGGGCTCAGGAACGGGCACGCTAGGCGTCTCATCGGCGGCAAGAGAACGATCGTACTCTTTCGCGAGGCTCGACACGTTGCGCGCGTAATCGTCCGGGTCGCCAGTGTAATACCCGGCGACGCGAAGCGCTCGCGCGAAGTCGGCAGCCTTGCCGGCCATCGCGAGGAAAACCGCAGCGCGGTAGCGTTTGCCGAGCAAGAAGCGAACGTGCGATTCCATCGCCACGTCTAGCGTTTCGTAAGCTCGGAAACGGTTCATCGGATGCCGCCCTGAGAAGCGCAGAATCCAGAGCCCTTTCGCGTCGGTGCCGGCGTGCTCAACCTTTGCGCCTTCGGGCACGTGCGCGAGGTACTCGGCGGAAACAGCGGGCGAAAAGTGCTCCGTCGTGGAAAAATGCTGCCAGCAGCCGGCCCAGTTCGACCCGCATTTCACGCCGCCGAGATTGTAGTTCATCGACGCGCGAAAGCGCCCGGTCTCAAGGGCCATCTGCCCGAGGAGCACCATCGCCCCCGCGCGCGTGACCTGCTCGGCCCCTAGCTGCGCGTCGAGTTGCAGGCGAAGAGCGAGGTAGACTTCGGCGGGCGACACCGGCGTCGCCTTAGCAGGTAGCTCGCGCGCGGTCACGGGGCGTTA